AATTAGTTGCTAATAATTTCAAATTAATATTCTCTGATATTCTTGATTACTATGGAATAGATAAACTAAGAGAATCAGGAATAGATCTATATGGAGGATGTTTTAACTTTAGAAAGATGAGAGGTGGAGATTTCTGGAGTATGCATTCATGGGGAATAGCAGTTGATTTAGATCCTTCAAGAAATCTTTTAAGTGAGAATTCTTCTACAGCAAGATTTGCAAGACCCGAATACAAAGCTATGATAGATATATTCTATTCTTATAATTTTGAGAGTTTAGGCAGAGAGAAGAATTATGACTGGATGCACTTTCAAGTAAGAGATTAATAATTAAATATATAATGTCATGAAAATAGAAGAGATCAGAACTGGATGGTTCAAGCAAAAATGGTCTTTTAGAATTAAGGCCAGTAATGGAAAAGTTATAGCTACCTCTGAGAAGTACTATAATTATAAAGACATGAAAGATACTATTTGTCTCTTACAAAAAGATTTACCTACTGCAGAATTAATAAAAGTTAATAAAATTAAACCCTAATGGCAAACACAGCTTTTACTGATAAAAAAATTAAAGTACCTCATAAAAAGACATCTAAGACTCCTGGTCCAAAAGAGAAAAAGGTTTCTGTTTATAGGGGACAAGGAAAATAAGATTAGTTTTTTAAATTTAATAATATTTTAAAAATTACTATTATGAATAAACAGATAGGGCAAAGTCAGGAAGCTAATCTACTGTATGAGATAATACAAAGATTAGACAGATTAATCAAACTAAGTGGTAATTCTGTTAATGGAGTATATGGCAATTCTGTTATAGCAACATTGTCTGATAGTACTGATTTAGTTAATCCAGGTTATATACAGCCTAGATTATTAGCAGGAAATATAAAAGTAACAGATATGGGTGGTAATATTAGTACACTTGCTTTTGATCAAAAAGAAGTATCTCTCTTTAAGGTCAAACGAGTTTGGTCTACAGGAACAACTGCAAATATGGGAATTGTAGTTTTATATTAAAAATTACAATCATGCTAACAAGATCATTAGGATTAGGAATACAAAATAGAGTTCAGCAAGGGTCATTTTTGAATATTTTTTAATTATATATTTATATAGAAATTAATTATCTTTGTTTTATAAAACCAATTACATATGAAGGAATTAAAATTTATTTGCGCCCAACCTGATAATGCCTATTATACCTGGCAAGTTAATCTATGGTTGGAAAGTTTAAAAGCAATAGGTCATTCAGATAAAGCTATTGTTTTAGTATTTACTCCAATGGGAAGAGAACAGAATAAGAATTGGAAGCAAGTAATGGATTTGTACCCAGAAACAGAATTTAATTTTATCATTGATGAGGATGAAGTAAGCTTACTATTAGGAATATATATTCCTCTAATAAGACCCTATAGTTTGTGGAGATATTTCAGAGATCATCCTGATATGAAAGATAAAGGAGTATTCTATTGTGATTCAGATATTTTATTTATGCCTGGGTTTAATGTTGATCAGTATCTTCAGGATGATGTTTGTTATTTATCTGATACTAATGGTTATATAAATGCTACTTACTTTGATAGTAAGATTAAGGATGTAATACCTGATAGATTGGAAGAGTATAAGAAGAGAGATATCCTACAAGAGCTATCAAATCTTATTGGAATAAATAGAGAAATTTGTGAAGCAAATAATTTACATTCTGGAGGAGCTCAGTATTTTTTAAAGAATATTGATGCTTCTTTTTGGAGTAAAGTACAAGGAGATTGTCTTATTATACGTACCTTCTTAGGTAGAGTTAATTCAGAGTTCTTTGAAGATGAAAGTAAAGGATTTCAGTCTTGGTGTGCAGATATGTGGGCTATTTTATGGAATTTATGGTTAAGAAATCAAGAGACAAAATGTATTCCTGAGATGGAATTTGCCTGGGCAACAGATCCTATTGTAAAATTAGATACTCTTAAGATATTTCATAATGCAGGAGTAGCTGAGACAGTACAGAATGGAATTCCCTTCTTTTATAAGGGTAAGTATCATACAGGAGATGATCCCACAAAAGATCCTTTTCTAGATGATATTTTAAATCATGAGGAAAGTAAAAAATTCTGTACATGGTATTATACAGCAAAGATTAAAGAATTGAGTAACAAGTATAAACTTAATTATTAATGAAAGAATATAATGGTATAATTAATATTAGTAAGTTAGATGATGATTATATTATATATAAAATGTATTCTTCAAATCAGAATGATAAATCAATTTATATAGGGGTTACTTCAAACTATAAAGAAAGGATTTATAAACATTCTATGAATAGATATTATAAACGATATAGTAATAAACCTTTATACATTTGGATAAATAATGTATTAGATAAACAAAAAGAAAAAGTTATCTTTGAGATTATAAAGAAAGAATTAAGTGAAGAAATAGCTTTTAATAAAGAAGTGGAGTATATTCAAAAATATAAAGATTTAGATTATTTAGTATTAAATATTTCAGAAGGAGGAAGAGGAAATACAGGAAGTATTCCTTGGAATAAAGGAAAAATAATGAATAATGAATGGATTAAAATGATGTCTACGGCTCATATAGGATCATTTGGAGATATGACAGATAAACATCATACACAAGAAACTAAAGATATCATTTCTTTAAAAAGTCACAAAAGAAAAGAAAGAGGATGGAGAAATCCAAGAAAAAATAAAGTTTATAAATATACTTTAGATGGTAAACTTATTATAGTTTACTCATGTTTGGAAGAAGCTGCATTTAAGGAAAATACTAATTCTACAAGTATTGGAGAATGGTGTAGAGGAACAAAGAAACCAAGAAATAATTTTACTTGGTCTTATAAAGAGATTATAAACAATTAAATTTAAACAAAATGACAACTATTAAAAAAAGAGATTTAAAAGGCTTTGTTCGTTTTGACGCACAAGGAAGACTTATTGCAGGCAGCCTAATTATGAGGAGAAAAGCTCCTAAAGTTGGTAAGTGGCAGGAAATAACAGCATATCGTTGCTGTAACTTTACTACTACAACTACCACAACTACAGCACATTAAATCTATATATCATGAATTTGTTTCCTGAAAATATGCTTAATAGTTCTGGAGAGGTTCTCTCTCTGGATACAATAAAGGCTAAACTCTCCTATTTTGAGTTACAACTGCATGAATTACATTGGCAGACTACCTCATTAGCAGAGCATTTAGCTCTTGGTGATGCATATGACCTTATCTTTAAACTAAAAGACGAGATTGTAGAGAAGATAATGGGATATACAGGAGTAAGAACAAAGGCTATGCCTGTAGATACCATTAAGAATTATGCTCCAGGTGTACCTGATATAACAATAAGAGAAATCTTAATGTTTGCAAAGCAATTAGAGAGTTTTGGTAGTATTAATAATATGCCAGATATTGAGAATATTGCTCAGAGTTTATCAGGAGATATATCACAAATTAAATACAGATTAACTCTTTCGTAATGCAGATCAATAAAAGATTCTTTCCAGAAGTAATGTTAGACAATGAGATGCTTTATTTTGCATATCTGGAAGGAGTCTTAAGCTCTGTTGATGAACTATCAAGTCTTGAGATTGTAAAATCTATAAATGCTTATCATTTTAGATTAGCTCCTAGTACTCCTAAATATGGTAAGATACTATTTCAGGAGATATTAAAAATGCATAACTTCTTCAGTATAAAATTAGATCTCTCTAAATCTATCAAGACTTCAGGAACAATTACATTTAGTATTGAATTAAACAATTAAAATATACATGTCATGCCTACATTTATAAAAACAGGATTATGGGAGAAAGCATCAAAGAGTTTTAAAGGTTGGTTGAATCTAGATCAACTAATCCAGGATAATGTATCCTCTAATAAGAATAAAAAGATATATACTGCTATAATCTCTCAAACAGGAACTTCAGCACCAGTTGTTAATACTTTATTAGAAGATGGTATTTCATCTCCTGTATGGAGTTATTCTGCTGTTGGTACATTTCTATTAACCAAAACAGGAGCATTTACAGTGAATAAGACTGTTCCTTCTAAAATTGATGCTGGATATGATGCTTCAGGTAATCTATTTACACTTGAAAGAACAAGTGTGGATGTAATGACTCTTAAAACATATGCAGCAGTAGATACTTCTACTCTTGCTAATGGTG